AACGTATGTTCTAAATAATTGAAAATTAAAAACTTATGCAGACTGCTTTTTTCTTGTGCAGTTTTTATTCAGGTTTTTCACGATTTCGGGCGTGAAGCCAGTTGCATAAAACTCCCCAGAGCCAAGGAGCAGCCAGTATGGGTTGATGTGGTAGTCACGGACTAGGAACTGAACCCAAGACGGACGAAAGCGACCGTAGTACTCGGTAGGCTTTTCACGCAGGGACATGATGTTCCAGCGGTTGATACCATACCGGTCGGTTATTGTCTTCAGACCGCCAACGCAACCATCAGCCTTCAGGCGGTCGATGGCAGAGAAGAAACGAACTACTATATCCACATCAGCGGACATCAGATTTTTATCTTCCATATTCATTTTATCTTTTTGTAGGCACGACTGAAAACGCTTTCCAGCCTTGCCCGGTGGTTATTCAATCTTTGCGACCAGTCCTGCAACTGAGCCAGCGAGGGACGAGAAGCCAGCAGACCATCCACCTCGGAAGGGGTTAGCACTGGCAAATATTTCTCGTAGGCGAGAAGAACGCTAAGATACTTCATTCAAACAAGAATTGCCGAGGTTGTTTCTTTCTTTTAATTTCATCAAAGCCACCTTTGGCAACATCAGCTAGACTTTTGTAGGTATAGAATGATGAGGATGGAAGAAACCCTTTTTTGTTTTCGATGGTAACACCTTCTGCGGATGGGATAAAGAGGAAACCTTCTACCTTTCCAGTTGTTACCTCGTTTCCGTCAATCGTGTCGTCAAGCCTGTAAGTCCTACCCTTTTCTTCACCTTCAAGTGAGACAAGAAATTTGAGCGTTCTTTGCAGTTCGTTTCTTCCACGAAACCTAAGATAGAAAGATTCAATCATCTTGGCTGAATTAACATTGTTTATCTGCCAGTAATACACCGTGTCTTTTTGCGGCTCAAAAACGGTGTAGCTAATAACTGGAGAAACGTCATAACTCCTAGATAAAAGTGTTTGCGAACGCACACCCACGCACGCAAGCGCAAGCACGAATAACATTATTATCTTTTTCATATTACTTTTCCTTTAAATGGTTAATATTTCTTTCGTAGAACTCATTCCAAGCCTTTTTCTTGATGAAGATGAAGAAGAGAAGCAGTCCTAGGGCGACCATCAGCAGATAGAGCGGATGGCACAAGACACCGAACCCGAAGGAACGCTGGAAGTCGATGCAGAACGAAATCAGCACTCTGTAGGTAGAGAACGCCCGATGCACCCAGCAGAACCCATAGGCTAGACTGACGATGATCCAGGCGATGAAGCCGAAGAGCGAGCAGTCGAATATCCACTCCGTGAGTTTTACCCGAATGCCGAACGAGAGCAGGGTGCAGTGCACCAGCATCACAAACGCACCCACTGGAGGGATGATGCCTATTATCAACCTGCTGGCTTTCCATAGCCAGCTTTTACCGAGAGCGGCAAGAAGAACCTTCTCCTTCCGCTCTATGAAATCCTCATCTTTCATCGTTACTTAGAATTTTAGTTGATATTGTACCTGGAGCGAGAACTAAAGTTCACGCAACCACTTCTGACCTTTCTTTGATTTCAAGAAAATGCCGAATGCAATGGTCATTCCCAATGCCATCACGTTAAATAACAAGAATGCATCCATAATCTTTATTTTTTAAATTTCATTATATAATTTGCAAGGTACGCAAGTGATGCGCCACAAGCCACACCCGACACCAAGCAGACTTGATGAACCGCCTGCAATGGGTCACCAGTTAGTAGAGGAGACAGACCACCGACAGCAACGCTTCCGTACATCATTTTCGAGCAGTCGTACAGATACCCAGCCAAGAGTTTTCTTCTGTCCGTCTCCCTATCATCTGTTGTTTTCTGACTAACCATTCTTTTTCATTTTGCAAAGTTACTAAATTATTTCTGTCCCACAATGGCAAGCAGCGTTTTTACTTGACTTTGCAGGAACTCATTCTGTTCTCGCAGCAGTTTGTTTTCAGCAGCCAAGGCAGCATCGCTACCTATTGGCTGGGAAACGTTGGAACTGTTCGAACCATTGACGTTTGAACCGGTAACAGCCGCTTCCATCTCAGCAGGGAGAGGAGGGGCACATCTGTCGATGATTTCCTTTATCTTTTGGATAAAATCAATTTTTATAGTTTTGCGTCCAAGACGAGCCTGCACATTCTGTGGTGTAGTACCCAGTTCTCTAGCTACATCGCTCATTGTCAAGCCCGAACGCTTAATATACTTCTTTAACTCTTCACCGCTCATAATTGTAAATCAATTTAAAACTAATTAAAAACTTATTAAAAACAACCACAAAACAATTGTTTTTCAATTTTCTTTTTGTATTTTTGCAACCGAATTACAAAGCGAGTTTAAAAACTCATTTGCAAAGATAAAGAAAATAATTGTAAAATACAAATAAAATGGGAGAAAATTTTAATTATGATTTCAGAACCCCACTGCAGAAGCAGCAGGACGAAAGAAAGAAGAACATCATAGCGATGTTTGCAGATTTCCGAGCAAAAGCACCTGCCGAGACCTCAGACAGCAGAATAATGCTCGCAGTATCACAGCGTGTTGGTTGCACCCAGCAGAACGTGCGTGTTATCCTCATTAAGGCTGGATTGATAACACCAAAGAAGAGACGTGCAGCCGTGCGCAAGTAATCAAGTGGAACCATTTAAAACATTCAGAGCGTATGAAGAAGTTTATCGAGATTATCACAAGTGACGAAGTATTATCCCTGGTTATTGCCATCATGTTAGTAACTTTAATCTTTTGGAGGGCATAATATGACGAACGAAGAACCAAAGGTAGCGGATGCAGGCAGATACACCATGACAGAGACCTGCAAGGTGCTGGGCATCCATCGAAACACCCTGCGCAGATGGTTGCAGGCTGGTAAGATTAAGGTCAAGTTCCGCAGAATCGACAACCGCAAGGTTTTCGAGGGCAGCGAGATTAAAAAAGTCTGGAGGATTGCCCTATGATGAATGCCTACGAGAAAGCAAAGCAGCTAACAGCGAAGTGGGAGCAGGAGCGAAAGGACAGCAAGCGACTGGCAACCATGAAGAAAGCTGAGAGACGCATTCAGGTAAGGGAGTTCGACAACATGCTATGTCTTTCACTGGACGGAATACCGGTGCTCCCGATGAGCGAGTTCAACAAGCAGACGCTTGCGGACGCACGTCTGACATTATTTAACTATTTAAGCAGACGGTAAGAGCGTATGGAACCAAGAATTATCAAACAATGCGAAGAGGCAATGTACGATGCCATCTGGCTGGAGTTAGACCGTGATCCACAACGACCAGCGGTTGCAAGGGTAGACATCAAGACCAAGGCAGGCGACATTTCAGTCTGGTGCGACAGAACCGGGAACACGGCGGTCGTGTCGCACAAGAATAACAACAACGACAGCGAGCGGCTGGAGGAAGCTATCGAGGGCTGCGTTAACTATCAAGACGTGATGGACGACTGGCTGGAAGAGAATAGCCAATACGCAGACCAAGACCCGATGGACGCTTTCGAGGAAAGCAGGCTCGACAGCCTTATGGCTCAACTGGTTTGACTACGATTATTAAACAATTATATGGCTCCCTGCAGCGGCAGGGCAAAGGGCGCACGCAAAACTCATTTTTCAAGGTTATCTAAAATTAGTTGTTTTTACCATGCAATATGCGGAAACGACAGCGTGCGCCCTGCAACGGAAGGGCATCCATCGGCAGCTGGCAAGGGTGGAATAATACTAGGGTCAACTTGGGTTCGAATCCCAAGCCTTCCACTAGAGTTAATTAAAAGATTATGTTGAACAATAAAAAGAACGAATTATGGAAAATGAAATTATCAATGTGAGCGGTGGCGAAATGCTGGAAGCTATCAACCGCTCGGAGATTGACGGACAGATTGCAACAGCGCACAAGTTCCCGAGAGACATCATGCAATGCAAGCAGAATATGGTAGCATTGGCAGCCATGGACGATGATGTGGCATACAACTGCTTCTATCACCTAGAGCGCAAGGGCAAGGATGGTCAAGTATCGGTTATTGAGGGTCCTAGTGTTAGGTTCACGGAAATCATTTCCGCATGCTGGAAGAACCTGCGCATCGCGGGTCGCATCATCGCAAACGATGGCAAGACCATTACAGCGCAGGGCGTCTGCCACGACCTCGAGAGCAACGTGGCTTACTCTGTAGAAGTGAAGCGCAGCATTCTGACATCGAAGGGCTACACCTTCTCGCAGGATATGCAGGTGGTAGTCGGCAATGCAGCTGTGGCGATTGCCCAGCGTAACGCAATCTGCAAGGTCGTACCGCAGGTATTGATTGCAGGCGTGGTGAAGGAAGTGCAGGCGAAGGCACTGGAGCACATCAAGCAAACTGGCGTACAGAGCCAGTGGAAGAGCTGCGTAGCCTGCTTCCAAGTATACCAGGTGACAGACCTCATGCTTCTTGACTACCTGGGCAAGAAATCAGCCGAGGAAGTAACGGCAGAGGACATTCAGAAGCTGGCTGGTGTGTACAACGCCATCAAGGAAGGTACGACCACAGTGGAGGAGACATTCAAAAAGCCAAAGCAGCAGGAAGCCATCGCACAGCAGGCGCAGGCAGCAGCCGAGAGCGCACAGAAGAAGGCAGAGAAGGCAATGAGCCGCAGCCAAGGCAAGACTGGCACAGCAGCGAAGAAGTAGTTTAGTTTATAATGTTATAGCGTTTCCCAATTAGCCGCAGGGCAACCTTCAGGGTGGGAACCTGACCAGATTATAGGGAGCCTGCGGCAACTATTAAACATTCAGTAAAAAATTATGGAAGAAAAAGAAAAACAATCAGAACACAAGAGCACCATCGACAAGTACTTTAGCAGAACCGCAGATGGTTTCAAGGCATGGGCAGAGGAAGACGAGGAAGAAAGAAACTATCTGCTTGTTGCAATAGAGCCGACTGGAGATGTAGACGAAGACGGAAACCAAAGTTACGATTTACATATTTCCTACCACGGTAAAGCCAATTCCCTCGCAAGCGGAATTGGTCAAACAATGCAAAAGCAGGAATTCCTTCGCTCGGTCGTTCTTTCAGCAGCTAGAAAATTCTTTTTTGATAAATAAAAACATTCAGACAATGAAGCAGATAATTAAATACAAAAGCAGAGAGGAGTGGTTACAGAACCGCTCAAAGGGAATTGGTGCATCAGAGGCAGGCACAGTGCTTGGCTTGAACCCATGGGAGACCCCATACCAGTTATGGAGACGCAAGAAGGGCATCGACCCACCAAAGGTGGAGAACTTTGCGATGGTTGCAGGACACCTGCTGGAGGATGCCGTGGCGCAGTTCTTCAAGCGAGAGAGCCACTGCCACATCATCAAGGCGAGCACGGACGACTACACCATCACGAACACCGATACTCCTTATCTGAGAGTATCTCCTGACCGCACCTTCTGGAGAACCGGAGCAACGCACAACGAAGCGAGCAAGAGCATCCTCGAGTGCAAGACCACGCAGATGCAGATAGATGCAGACGACCTCCCGAAGCATTGGTTCTGCCAGCTTCAGATGAACCTCGGAGTGGGCGAATACAAGGATGGAGCACTTGCCTGGCTGACAGCAGGACGAGAGTTTGGCTACCGTGACATCGATTTCGACCCCGAGTTCTTCGGATGGATGAGGGACGAGATAACCAAGTTCTGGCTTGACTACATCGTGGGCGACCAAGAGCCGCCAGCCTACAGCGCACAAGACGTTCTTTTGAAGTCGCCACTGCACAAGGCAGGAAAGGAGATTGAAGCCACAGCCGAAATCGGGGACATGCTCATCGAGTTGAAGGAAATCAAGGAGAAGGGCAAGGCACTGGAGAACCGACAGAAGGAGATCGAGGACAACTTGAAACTTTTCTTTGGTGACGCTGAGAGCATCGTGGACGGAAACGGACGGACGCTGGCAACGTGGAAAGCACCGAAGGCAAGCGAGAAGTTCGATGCCAAGGCTTTTCAGACAGACCATCCCGAGGAATGCGCTGCCTACATCAAGCAAGTGCAGGGAGCACGGAGATTGCTCATTAAGTAAAGGCAGGGCTTATGGCTGTTTCTATATCAAAAACCGACCTAAGGAATATAATTTCCCAACTGGAGAATTATATTTCCCTAGGTGGGAAAGTGACAGCACTGACCGACACAAGCCAGCGGAACAAAATCCGTATGGCTACCGTGCTCAAACGGAAGCTGGAAAAGAAATTATCATTATCAGAATAAAATCATGAACGATTCATTCATCTTATACACATCAGACTATCAACTAATCGAGGGGCTGACGGACGAGCAACTCGGGCAACTGACCCGGGCACTCTTCATATACGCAAGGGATGGCGAGGTTATCAATCTGGAACCAGTCGTACGTATGGCTTTCGTCTTTATCAAAGACAAGATTGATAGAAACCAGCAGAAGTATCAAAAGAAATGCGAACGTAATCGGGAGAACATTCGTAAACGATGGAATAAATCGAATACGAATAATACCAAAGAAAACGAACGTATACCAAACGATACGAGCGTATACGAACGTATACCAAACGATACGACACGATACCTATATGATAGTGATAGTGATAGTGATAGTGATAGTGATGCAAGTAAACTTGCAGATAATAATAAACCTTCTAAAGAAGGTATTCAGAGTGCATCGGTCAAGACCGAAGCACCCGGTGGCGGCAAGGTTTCGAAATCTCAAAAGATAGACTATGCTGCCGTCAAGGAATACTGGAACCGCAAGCATGATGAGACGAAGAGTGCGATGCCGCCTATTACGCTCATGACCGAGAACCGCAAGGTGATGGTCAAGGCAAGGGTTCGTCAATGCAAGGGAGACGTGAAAACTCTGTACCGGGTAATTGACATTGCGATGGCATCTGACTTCATGAACGGCAACAACAAGCACGGCTGGCTCGGAAAGTTTGATTGGATATTCGGTAATGAGCAGAACTTCGCAAAGGTGCTGGAAGGCAACTTCAACAACGAGCCAGCCGCAAGCCAGCAGCCGCAATCGGCAGCAGCCAGGGCGCAGGATCCTGCGGCAACGGCAAGACCGAGCATCGGGGAACTCTACGAGCAAGCCAAGCACCAGCAGCCAGCGAGCCAGCAGAGCCAAGACAGCAAGTTCAGATGGGTAATCCAGCAGAACCTCGAAGACTTGAAGAAGAACCCGAACAACAAGCCAGCCAAGGATTCGCTGACAAGATACTACGAGAAGGGAGTTCTGCAGCGGCTGGGTATCGACTGGAAGCCCGAAAAATAACGGATGAGGGTAAAATCAGCCGCTCTGGGACATTTTCACGCTTCTGGCGGTAAATTATAAGGCAAACAGATTTTAAACACTTAAAACAAAAGAATTATGGCAAAAGAAGTAATTGTAATTAATGAACCGTATGAAATAGCAAAGGATTTCGAGGCAGGTACATTGCTGAACGTTAACGGTAGATTATTGAAAGTAGTGTTGGATGATGATGTACCTGAACAGCAGAATACTTGCGATATATGTGCTCTTGATACTAAAGGGTTGACAGAATTTTGCCCTTGTGCAAGATGTAGCGATATTCACTTTAAAGAGATTAAAGACCATGAATGAGTTATTTTTCCACGAATGCAGAGCCGCAGGGCTCGTATTCAAGACATCGAACGATTGGTGCAAATGGCTGACCGATAACAGCTACGACATCAAAAAGCCGGTCGCAGAGCACGAAGGCTTCCAGTTCAATATCAAGGATGAGTGCATCAATCCGCACGTAATCGAGCACTCCGTAGAGGGTGCAGACAACTGGGGATGGAAGGTAATGACCGCCAATACACAGTTCGGCTGGATATGGGGCTACAGCATTCAAAAAGGGAAGCATGGGTACGACAGCCCGGTAGCCTACCCGAGCAGATACGACACTCTCAGCATCTTCTACGGTAATGAGAAGGAAGCGGAGCATGATGCCCTGACCTGCATCATCAGAGACCTCGAGAAGAATGCTGGAACCAAGAACACCAACCTCCTTCTCTGGGCGGCTAAGAAGAAGCGAGCAGACATCATTCATCCACAGCAGGAACTTTTTGGAAAGGAGGTGGAGGGATGAAAATATCAGCATTTATAAAACTTCTTGAAACTCACAAGAAACAGTTTGGTAATATAGATGTTGTTGATGACTTGGGATATATCACAAATGACCTTGTATACAACGAAGAAGATAATTCTTTGATGATAGTTACAGACACATTCAGAAAAGTAAGAAGAAATGAAAAAAATTGAAATCATCACAGATGAACACCGACATCACGTATACGTTGGCAACACCGACTTCTGGCTCAATACCCAGGAACTTGTTGAACTATACAAGAAACTCGGACACGTAAAGTTATAAACATAAAAATAAAAGATTATGAAACAGGACGAAATCGATATTTATGATATACTCAAAGATGAAGAGTACGGTACAGAGTTGTACACGCCAATATGCGGAAAGGTGTGGCATAGTGGAATGGCAAACGACAAGGACAGTGCGAAAGCAATCTGGACTGAGGACAAAGATGGAAGAGAACACTTTTTTGACAAGAACGGAAAAGTCTCTAAAGAAGGAGAAGTTCTGCTCTTCCCTTCGAAAGAATTGAGAGACTGGAGCAAGTTTTTCAAGAGGGGAGACGTGCTTGTTCATAGAGATGACGACATACATGTTATCTTTGAAGGGTTTAAAGATAATCGCTACACAAGATTTAAAGGCAAGCATTATCTGTGGAAAGAATGTTTCGAAGATTATAACAAAGAAGTATCTGAAATGATAACTTTTACGTTTAGGAAAGCTAGCGATGATGAAGCCCAGACCTACATCAACACTATTGAGAAATTTTTTGGTGGCAAGTTGAACCGTAAAACTCTGGAGATTGAGAAGACTCAGCCAGAGTTCAAGGATGGGGATATAGTAGCCCTTGTGGTACGAAAATGTACACATATTGCTATATTCCAATCGAGACAAGAGACGTATATAGGATTTCATGCTGTTTTTTGCAATAATGAACAGCTTCTATTAGGAGAACCATTCAGAGAAGATGATGGAGATATTGAACTTCGCCTTGCAACAGACTCCGAGAAGCAGCAACTCTTTGATGCTCTCGCAAAGAAAGGCAAACGCTGGAATAGTGAGAAGAAACAGATTGTGGACTTGAAGCCAGCGTTTGAAATCGGCAAACTCTACGTTTTCAGAGAGGAAGACGAGGACGGAGAGCTGACAATCATCGGTGAACTCATCGACAAGAACGAAAGCGAAGATACGCTGACATTCGGCAACCAGTACGAAATCGAGAACGAGAAGTTCGTGACCGACCAAACCTTCGACCTGCGTATCAGCGTTAACAAGGAACTTCGAGAAGCGACAGAGAACGAAGTCGAACTGTTCAACAAACATTACGACATCTGGAAGAATGGGAAGGAGCAGCCAGCCTTCAAGACCTTTGACAAGGTGCTGGTAAGGTGCGGAAAAGGATTCAAGTGGCTTCCAGCGTTCTTTGTCCGTGACCGTGGAGAGGATTTTGCATCTAGATACAACGTCTTGCCTTTACATAGCGGAAAGGCAGCAGACTTCACTCAATGCATCCCATACGAGGGTCACGAGAATTTTGCCTTCACTGACTACGACTTCGTAGACTTACCTTTCTAGTGGACGCATGGCGAGTGAATTATGCAAGGCTTGCGATGCCGGGCGAAACTGCATAAATGGCATCTATTGCCCGGCACGCAAGCAATATGTAGAACATCAGGTAATACTTGAATGCAATGAGCGACTTCGTAACAAGGGAGAAGAACAGAACGTACTACCAGGAACACCGGGAACAGATCCTCAGAGCCACGAAGGAATGGCGAAAGAGAAACCGGGAAAAGTACCGGGCGTACCAAAAGGAGTACTGGAGTAAGCACTACCGGAACTACGGTACCAAGAACCGGGTAGCCGACAGAGCGATGCGTGAGAGGAAGAAGCCGGACGTAGAGAAGGCTCTTTCTCTGTTCAAGAATCCGCAGCAGGCAGCGCATCTGGCTTGGCTGCTAGAAAACAAAAAGAATAATCGGTCGTGAGTTCAATAATAGAGTTTTTAACCAGCGAGGACAGAAGGAGATAGGCTCTAATATCAAAACAAATAAACTTATAACATCTTGAAATTACGATATGAGAGCCGGAAACGCATCTCCCGAAGTCTGACAACAAACAAAGAAAGCGAGGTGGTACATGAGGAAGTAAGAAAAAGAAATCGTTAGAAAATTATGCTTTTATTCATTCGGCTGGCGGTGGAAGAAGGAAGAACCCTGCAACATATTCATTTTGTTATTCATTTATTTTGCACCCGCAGGCACAACTTCCGGAATCCCTGCCAGCTTTCTCTATCGCAACCGAAAAGAAGGGAAAGAAAGGGGTAGGGGAAAGATAGGGATAATAACGCATGTGCGCACGTATATGCGCACGTAAAGGGTGTTGGATAATAAACTACACCAGCAAAACAAAATAAACGCTTATGCGTGAAATTCAAATAAAATAATTACTTTAAAGAAAAAAATGGAAAAAGGAACAGTTATAATCGGAATCGACCCCGACAATCAGGAAAGCGGAGTTGGAGCAGTCTTTGACGACAAGAAGTTTCTCGCTTATAAAATGAACTTCCCAGCTTTGATAGATTACCTTAAGGCAATGAACGAGAGTTGCAAGAAGATTAAGGTCGTTATTGAAGGCGGCTGGCTCAACAAAAGCAACTGGCATGTGCTTAATCGTTTCATGACAGCAGTCAAGGCAGCAGCAATCGGACGCTCTACCGGAATGAACCATCAGACCGGAATCTTGATTGTCGAGTGCTGCAAACACTACAATATCCCCTGCGAAATCATCAAGCCATTGAAAAAATGCTGGAAGGGGAAGGACGGAAAAATCACGCAGGACGAAATTGCTTATTTTGTAAGCGCAGGACAAAAGTTGCCGAGAATGAACCAAGACCAGAGAGACGCACTTCTCCTCGCATGGGTCTGTGCAGGATACCCGGTCAGAGTGATGCCGAAGAAACCGCAGACAACCCTGCAGAAGACCATCAAAGCCTTTGATGGATAAAATAAAACGAAGTGTTGGAAAAAGTTAAAAGTGGGCAAAGAGCGAACAACTAAAGCAAAAAAGTAGTATCTTTGCGCCAGTGTTTATCAAATAAGCAGTATTTCGAACTTAAAACAAGAAGAATATGAAAACAGAAGAAATTGCACTTTCAAGGGTTGTGGAGAATGAGGAGAACCCTAGAACCATAACTGAGGCGAATTTCCAAAAGCTGGTAAAGAGCATCCTTGTATTTCCTAAGATGCTCCAGCTTCGCCCGATAGTCGTAGACGAGACCTACAAGGCACTGGGTGGCAATATGAGAACGAGGGCACTCTGCCACATCGTGAGCATGACACCGGAAGCCATCATGGACGTTCTCGACACAGACCAGCGTCTGACCGATGCAGAGAAACTGGCAATCGCCAACTACTGGAGCCAGTGGAAGGAGCAGCCAACTGCAACGATCGTCAAGGCATCAGACCTCACGGAAGCGCAAAAGAAAGAATTTATCATCAAGGACAACGTGGGCTTTGGAGACTGGGATACCGATATGCTCAATAATGGTTGGAATACAGATTTGCTCAAAGATTGGGGCATCGAAAGTTGGAAGTTGCAAGGTTGGGGCGGCACTAGTAATGCTACAAGTGGAGGCTCTAGCCAACAAGAGCCTGATGAAACGGAAAGTAGCATGGGCGATACTCCTGACGAGTTGCCAATTGAATTGCAGGGAAAAGACCTAACCCCAGATGACTTGCCAAAGATAGAGGGCGATGACAAAACGGCTATGGAACGTATAATTATTACCTTCAAGTCAGAGGAACGGGATTATCTTGCAGCACTTCTTGGACTTGCTTCTATTGATAAAGTCTTATACTCTGTCGATGAGTTGAAAGACAAAAATGGAAGTGAAAATTGATTTTAAGCGTCAGAGAGCGCATTTCGTAAGCGTATCTAGGTAAGTGTTAGCCTAGCTTATGAAAGCGCAACAGATGCTAGATTCGTCAAAAATAACTACATTATGCGCACGGAATGGAATGAAGAGCGGCTAAAGGACATAGCTAGGAGAAGTGGCGTGTCGCAAACGCTTGCAGACGTAAGCTATGCACGCTTTGTGTTTCATCATTCACCATCTAAGCTATTTTGTAGATGGTTTAATGGGGGGGGCATTTCTGATTGCGGTTAAGAACAAATGGGCTTTTCGAATTATTGGGATTGCCTGTGTCAAGGAATGGCAGCGCAAGGGTGTTGGCTCATTATTGCTTTCTGTTGCCATAGATGAAGCAAGGAAGTGCGGCTATAAATTGATAGAAACTCGCTCAAAGGAAGGAGCGGAGTTCTATTGTCGCAAGGGCTTTGATGTGGTAGGCATGAAAGGTGGTGATTATTTGTTGAATTTGCAATTATGAACATTCGGAGCGATTATAACGAAAAGGGCGAGTATTTAATGGAAAAAAATAATAAATATGGGATATTATCAGTCACCAAGATGGAGCAATGAGATTGCGGATTGTTCCATGCCAATGACATTTGACACGTACTCAAATTGTGCGTATGGATGTCTATATTGTTTTGCGCAGTTCCAAAGGGCACTTGGGGGCGCAAAGGAAGCGTACCTTCATAAGGATGTGAAGCCAGTAAACGTTGAGCACATCAAAAAAATGTTTACTGAGCCTGACAAATACGCTGGTCAGTTCGCTACATACATTAAAGACCGAAAGGTCATGCAGTGGGGTGGAATGAGTGACCAGTTTGACAACTTCGAGCGTAAGTTTGGCAAGACGCTTGAACTTCTTCGGTTCTTCAAGGATATAGATTATCCGCTTTGCTTTTCCACCAAGGCTACATGGTTTACTAAGGATGAGCGATACATGGAGTTGATACGAGGTCAGAATAACTGGAATTTCAAGTTCTCTATTATCACGCTAGACCAACAGAAGGCACATGTAATCGAGAGGGGCGTAGATAGCCCGATAGAACGGCTTGCAGCCATAGAGCGTATCGCCAATGCAAATGCAGGTGGCGCAACGTTACGTCTTCGCCCATTCGTGATAGGTGTCAGCACTCCTACATACCTCGACTTGATACAAGAGGCACATAATAGAGGAGCAAGCGCAATGAGTACGGAGTTCTTCTGTGTGGAGCAACGGTCGCCAACCTTGAAGGCATTTATGCCAAAACTAAATGAATTGTGTGGCTTTGACGTGATGGCGTTCTACAAGAAGTATTCCGTATCTACAGGCTATCTTCGATTAAACCGAAAGGTAAAAGAGCCTTTCATGCGAAATATGAAGGCTTTGACCGAGAAGATAGGAATGCGTTTCTATGTAAGTGACGCTCACTTCAAGGAATTATGCTGTAACGGCTCTTGTTGTGGTCTTCCATCTGACTGGAACTATTCTAAGGGGCAATGGTGCGAAGCCTTGCAGCTAGCCAAGAAGAACGGACACGTATCTTGGAATGAGGTGCGTCACGACATCGAGGAACTTCATCAGTATGATTGGGGTAGGGCGCAAGGTTATAACTGCAACAGCAGCGAGAAGCGTGCGAAGTTTATGGGGATGACCATGGCAGAGTACATGAGATACCTTTGGAATAATCCGCAGAATGGCCAATCCCCATACAAGCTATTCGAGGGCGCAATGGTACCAGATGGTAAGGATGTAAACGGAAATATCATATACCGTTACAACGGTGCTAAATTCTAAAGCCTATGCCGAAAGGGAATAATAACAAACATCGAGCGCAGAAAATCGACATCGAGAACCGCCTGCAGATTATCGCACCCCTATACCGCAGAGGGTGGACGGAGCGAGAAATCACGGCAGAGGTTCGCAAGCGGCTTGACAGACCGAAATATAATCAAGCGCACTGCGACATTCAGCGGTTATTGAAGGAGTGGAGGGAAGAGAGACTGACCGACACAGACGAGAAAATAACCAGCGAGGTGGCAAGGTTGAAGCTGGTGATACGTGAAGCGTGGGAAGCGTGGGAGAAATCCAAAGAGGACTACCACGAAAAGACAGCGACCCAGCAGGGACTGCCAGTCGTAGATGAGCGAGGAAAGCAGGTTTCAATCGAGACCGTCAAGGCGATAATGTACGATGCCGAGAAGCGAGGATTCGGAGAACCACGCTACCTCAACATCATCATCAAGGCAGAGACGCAGATTTGCAAGCTGATGGGACTTGATAAGGTCGTTCTCGACCTGAACGCAGGCTTCCAAGGCGGCATCGAGGTACGATACATCAACTCGGGACACCAGTGCGCATCCAGCGAGCAGGAAGTAATCGAGCGTGAAGGATTGGATAAAGAATAATTTTACCATAATTTTGTTTTAAGTTTTTATTGTTTGAAAGAATGGCACTATTTGATGTTATTGGTGAGCTGTATGATCCGAATGCGGACGTGAAGCCGAGATTCCTTGTGAACCAGGGCGGCACGTCCTCGGGGAAGACATACACCATCATGCAGCGTCTTATAGTGCTTTCTTTTGAACACCCCATGGCAATTATCACGGTGTGCGGTCAAGACCTCCCGAACTTGAAAGTGGGAGCCATGCGAGACCTCGACACTATCCTGCACACAAGGGCAGAGTTGCTGGACTGGTTCAAGAACAATAAGAGCGACAGCAGCTACCGAGGCAAGAACGGCTCAATCATCGAGTTCAAGAGTTACCAAGATGCGCAGGATGCGAAGAACGGTAAGCGAGACTATCTGTTCGTGAACGAGGCGAACGGTGTGCCCTACGAAGTGTTCTGGCAGCTTGCCATCCGAACCCGAAAGCAGGTGTTCATCGACTACAACCCAAGCGCACGCTTCTGGGTGCACAACAATATCATCGGCAGGGATGATTGCAGATTGATCCTGAGCGACCACCGCAACAACCGATTTCTGACTGAGCAGGAGCACAAGAAAATTGAAGAGATTGACGACCCCGAACTGTGGCGAGTTTATGCAAGAGGATTGACCGGAAAGATAACCGGGCTTATCTTCACCAACTGGGGCATCGTTGACAAGCTGCCACCAAGGGAGGAGTGGAAGATGGAATGCAGGGGTATGGACTTCGGATTCACCAACGACCCAACTGCGCTGGAGCACGTTATTCTCGCACACGGAGAGTTATGGGTGGACGAAGAAATCTACCAGCCCGGAATGACGAACGATGACATCGCAGACCGATGCAAGGAACAAGGACGGACGAAACGAGACCTTATCATTGCTGATTCGGCAGAGCCTAAGAGCATTCAGGAGATACACAACCGGGGGCTGTGGATAATCGGCAGCACCAAGGGAGCGGACAGCATCAACAACGGCATCGACATCTTGAAGCGTTTCCGCATCAACATAACCAGACGCAGCCACGGCATAATCGGGAACATGCAGCAATACAAGTGGAAGAAGTCAAGGGATGGAGAGACAACGAACCAGCCTATAGACGCATTTAACCACGGCATAGACGCAATACGATACGTAGCCTTGAAGAAGTTATCCGTAGCAAGCCACGGAACGGCTAGGGCGCACGTATTGAGGCAAAGATAACGACAAAAAATATAAAAGCGTATGGATAATAACACTACATTCAAGTACTGGCTGGCAGTTGCTAGGCACACCAGCTACAAAATCGGCAAGCAGCCACGACCAGCGTTTGTCGGAGGGAAACAAGTGCCCGACAATCTCAACCAGCTATCCATCGGGCAGTTGATTGACCTTTCCCAGCTATCAGACAGCGAAGAAAGTCTGTATCAGATAGTGACAACCGTCCTCGGTCTGAGCCACAAGGAAGTGGAGCAGGCTAGGGCGGTTGATGTCGTTATGCTCATCGGCTGGGTAACAGCAGAGGTCGAGCGCATCAACAAGCTCTTCGAGAGCACAGACACAGCGAAGCCAACGAGACTGGAGAAGGAGGCAGGCATCGATACCCTGCGGTTCGGACTATTCGGCATGCTGGACTGGTATGCGGTAAGGATGGGCATCAGCGACCACGACCAAGTTCTGAAAACCCCATGGCTTCGCATCTACAAGTGCATGGAAATGGACAACAAGAGAAGCGTGTACGAGCGAAACCTGCAGAAGTTGCAGGCAGAAGAGATGAAACGTAAATCTAGATAATTATGGCAACAATCAGAGAAACATTGAAGCAGCTGGCAGCAGACACGCTACCAGACTACACCTACCTATTTGAGGACTGGGACACAGCAGACACCAAGCTGGAGAAACTGAACTATCCGGCAATCGTCTGCATCATCCCAGCCAGCGGCACGACAGAGATACGAAACGGCAGAGTATACGACACCGTAAACGTTGCCCTGGCTTATCTCGACACCGTACCGAGGGCAGCGGAAGGAGAAGACAACGGAGAGTGCATCGACCGCATGAAGGTGGCAGGGGCAAGGATGATACGAGCCATCAACCAGTCGCACCAGTTCGAACCACTGGAAGGGCAGCAGTACTACGAGACCATCATCGAGCGTCTGAGCACGATTGTGTCGGGCGTAATGTACTCCCTTCAGCTGACACAGAGCATAGGAGGGTGTGAGGTATGAGCAAGGGAGGCATTCAATTCGACCCCAAGGCGGCATCGCTCATCATGCGTGAGGAGGTTGAAAGAGCACGGCAGCTTATCATCAACCACATTCGTATCAACGGACAGAACGCATCAGGGCGAACGATAGCTAGCCTAAAGGTGGAGCAGCCCAGCGAGGAAGAAACCATCCTATGGGGACACAAGCCATTCGGAGTACTCGAGACCGGACGAAGGGCAGGAAAGATACCATACGGCTTCCGTAGCATCATCCGGCAGTGGATGAAAGACAAGGGACTGCACGGAAGACCTATCCCCTACAAGACCGACCGGGCACACAAGTATACACCACAAGAGCGTGGCGACATGAGCATGGCTGGAGCCATCGCCCACACCATCGCCAACAAGGGTTCTAAACTGCACCGGACTGGCGGCAGGGCTGACGTATACAGCAATGTTGTGCCCGACACGATGAAGCGGCTCGGACAGCGACTTATTTTCTTAATCCACCAGTCGGTGGGAAGTATCAAACTAAACAATGAGACGGTATGAGAGAGACAGTGAACAACGGATATTCTTTTTTCTATCCCGATGAAGTATGCTTCGCCTTCTTGCCTTGCATCATAAGAGCGAGTGGAAGCAACCTATCGTGTATTGAGGTAATAATCAGATGGGGCAAAACGGAACGAGCCTACAATGTGGAGGCGTTCAACGGAAAGTGCATTACAGACTACAGGGCATACGTACAAGCCTTTTTCGATGGACGCATCAATGCAGGCGTGGACTGGACGATAAACTATGACGTCAATAACTTATCCCAGTACATAAGAGTTGAGGTTAACGCATACGATGACAGAGACGGACAGCTTGCGAGCATCGAATTCACTACGAACGTAGTATGGGGTGCGCCAAGGTTCGGGGAGACCTGGAACGGCTACAAACGCCTTACGTGGTTCACCAACTATCCGTTCTCTTTTGGTATGTATTTAAGTAAGGCGGATACCAAACTGCTTATAGGTTACGAGGGAGCACCCAACAAGCTGCTTGAGATTCCGACCACCGACATGATAGACTTCAATGCAGCCATCTTACCAAGCGGTGCCAGGTACTGGAACATCTACGACTACGATGGAGAGATTCAGCAGGGAACGTTTGACAATACTTTCGACCTTACTTTCTGTCTATCTGCCGGTGGCAAGCAGTCACTATTGCTGCGCATTGACAGAGACGATACCGAGAGCGGCATCTATCTGCGTTGGATTGACCGACACGGATTCATTCGCTATTGGCTATTTGCGTCTGGGGAGGAAACGAGAGAAATAGCCAGCGACCTGAGTTTCATACGCAACAATCTGTGTGGATACAGCGACATATACGGCTACGTTGGCGACAGCGGAAGAAGGCAGGGATACGAGCGCACGGATTCAATCAAACTTTGTGCCCCGTTGGTTGACAGTGATACGTTCGATATGCTGCAAGACCTAGCGAGCAGCCCAGTCGTTGACATGTACCTCGGGGGAGACTGGATGAACGAGGAAGACCAGTGGACGAGCGTAACAATCAAGGCAGGAAGCTACACTAAGAGCAGAGCTTGCTTGCAGGATTTCGTGTGCGAAATGATTATTAACAACATTAACGTTCAGAGACTATGATAGACCAGCAACTTTACATTGACGGTGTTTTGATGGACTTGCCGGAGAACACCGATGTGGTGCTCGACATCAAGAGCAACCTTTTTCGTGACGTCACAAAAATGACCTCAAACTACACGTACACCATCCAGTTACCACGGACGGTGCATAATCTTTCAGTATTTCAGCAAGCGGACAGACCGAAGAGCTGCAGCAGATACCCCTATATTTTCCATAAGTGCAGTTATTTCCGTGTAGGTGTGCAAATTATCAAGGACGGACGATTGAACGTTCTGAGCATCGAGGAAAGCATCGAGGTTTCAATCTACTGGGGTATAATGCCAGCGTTCACGAAGCTACTGGAGAGCGGAATGAAACTGAACGAACTGGGAGTGACAGACAGAGTGCTTTTTGAAAAGTACAACACACCGAACACAAGGGAGGAAGCTGTGAGCAAGGGGATATTCTTTGCTTATTACAATCCATACCGAATTGAGAGCAAAGATAACTTTGGTATTAATCTGGTGCAGAGGAATAAATATACCACGACACAATACCTGCCTAGCCGTGGACGCATCAGAACTGGCACAGAGGTAGGAAAGTACATCAGTGGAAATATAGAGAACGAACCGGACACGATTTGTGCTCTCATCCCCTTCTTGCCATCATCAACGGCAAAGGTGCAAGCGCAAGGAAAGGGCTATTACAGAAGCTATGCGGTACTGGATAAGTACATGCGAGTTCTATCCGTGAGCGGAGAAGATGAGACGCTGGAAGTATACACCATCAGAGGAGAGGCTAGAGCTGCATACCTCGTAGTGAATGCACCTGCCGAATATTACAGCACTCTGTCGCTATCAGTTACCGGGCTGACACCTATGCACGAAATGATAGATGGCGATAATAAGGAGGATTTCGTAGGCGATGATGTGGCGGTGGATGAATATAAAACGTCCCCAAAATTCTTGCAGCCATGTGTGACCGTAAACTGGCTATTGTCAAGGATAGCGAGGAAGTCGGGCGTATCTTTCGTTTGGCAGGATGATGAAGCAAAGAAAATGTTGAACAACCTTGTTGTGCCTATCATCAACAACAAGGCAGACGACAAGACAATTATCGGTAATCTGACCGCAGACGTTAAGAGCCGGGACGGACTAGGTGCGCTTTCCTTTTCCGTCAACAACTCATTGACATCAGTCACGCCAAGCACTGGCAGCGATGTACAGAAACTGACGATAACGAAGGATTGCGAACTGACCTTTGATGTGCAAGTGCAATACTACGTCAGACATCAGTTTGAAGACGCAGCGGAGATTCAGGTGCCTATGGGCGTGAAAATGACCGTGACAACGCCAAGCACTACTGGAGGTGAGGCATCCACGCAGGAATACGAGTTCGGAGATTTGAAATACGAGGATGGGCAGGTTAAGTACCCGGTCGTACTACGCAGATATGCTATCGATGGCTATCTTTATTTGCTTTCGGCAGGGACAAACACTATATCGCTAAAGAAGGACGATGTACTGACGTTTGAGACTATCATGCACGGAATAAACACAGTCAACATGCCTTCCGTTTATGGCGGCAAAATCACTGCGAGCGTCAAGAGTGGGGACAGCGTTCCGATTGGTGGAAGTTTCCCTATCGGCAAGAACCTGCCCGACATCGAGGTAACAAACTTCATTAAGTTTCTAGCTTTGATAACTGGCTCGTTCCCTAGGCAACTGACCAACAGCACGCAAGTGCAGTTTATCATGTTTACCAGAGTTTGGGCAAACAAGGCGAACGCCTACGACTGGAGCGGAAAACTCATTCCGTATGACCGCCAAGGTGCACCACGGAAAAGCGAGTATTCCGTTTCAGACTTTATGCAACACAACCGCTACAAGTGGAAGGAAGACGAAGAGACAACCGGGGACTATGATGCAGACCTCGTAATCAGCAACCAGACTTTGGGCTATGAGCAGAACACATGGACGCTACCTTTTGCAGCCAGCGATGACAACCGCATACCGATAAGAACACTTGATTCTTTCGGCATGAAGAATGGTGGAGAGTATAAGGGATGCAAGGAGCGGATAATGACGCTAAGAGATGATAAGGAGCAAGCTGCACTTCGATTTGATATTGACCTTCAGAACATATTCGATACGAAGTACAAGCAGCTTGCAGCAAGTATCGCCAGGGCGCACGTAATCACGGAACGGCTCAATCTGTCGGACTTGGATATACTAGATTTTGACGAAACGAAGCCAGTGTACCTTGCACAGTATTGCGCATATTTCGCAGTTCTCGAAATCAAGACCACAAGCAGCGGATATTGCGAGGTTACAATGATAGAGTTAAACAACTAAAAAGAACGAACTATGGTAAGTGAAGACAAACAGCAGATTCTTGACATCAAGGTCAAGTACGAGGATGCAATCTATGGCATCATAAGATACAAGGAAAAGATAGACCAGTTGAAGGCAAGTATCAAGGACTTGCAGCAGCAGGAAAAAGACAAGACCATCACAACAAACGAAATGAAGGTGCAGACGGAAGCTATCAACGCAACCATCAAGGAGTATCGTTACAACGTGCGCACGCTGCAAAAGGAGATACAGAACAACGTGCGCACCGAGAACGAGCAGGAAGGCAGCTTGAAGCAGTTGCGCGCCCAGCTTTCAAATGCCACGAAGGCTTATGATGAGATGAGCCGTGCCGAGCGTGATAGTTCCAAGGGTCAGGAGATGCAGGAGCATATTCAAGACTTGATAGAGGAGCTGAAAGAGGCTGAGGAGGCTACTGGAAGATTCCAGCGCAGTGTCGGCAGCTATTACGATTCCATGATGAAGGCGGCTGACGACCTACAGAATACCGAGTTTTTCGGTTTTGATGTTGTTGATGATACTGGAATCGGAAAGGTTATGGAAATGGGAAAGTCTGTGGAAGACCTAAGGGTAAAGTTTGGTGCGTTGAAAAATACGGCTCTTTCCTTATTGACCAACCCTTATTTCCTAGCCATGGCAGGTGTGGCTGGTGTCGGAATGGCTTTCAAATGGTTCTATGACTACAACAAGGGCATAGAGGAAGCCACACGCAAGACCATGCAGTTCACTGGGCTTTTCGGTGACGAAATGAAATCAGTGAGAAATCAAGCCTTGGCAATCAGCGAGACGTTTTCCGTTGATTTTGGCGAAACCTTGCAATCCGCAAATGTAATGAGCAAGCAGTTTGGCATCAGTGTATCAGAATCGCTAAAGCTCTTGCAAGATGGCTTTGTGGCTGGTGCGAATGCTAGTGATGAGTTCCTAGAGAACGTGAAGGAATACCCAACGTACCTAAAGGAAGCTGGATTGAATGCTGAGCAATTCGTGGCTATATCAACCAACGCCACCAAGCAGGGAATATTCTCTGATAAGGGTCTTGACACCATCAAGGAGGGTAATCTTAGACTTCGAGAGATGACCACCGCAACAGCAGCCGCATTGGATGGCATAGGTATATCAAGCGAGAAAGTTCAGAAAGAACTGCAAAACGGTAGCAAGACCACATTTGACATCATGCAGGAGGTCGGAAACAAGCTGAAGGAGTACCCTGCTTCATCAGCCAAGGTAGGAAAAGCCATCGCAGATATATTTGGAGGTCCTGGCGAGGATGCAGGTCTAAAGTACATCGAGACCCTCGGAGACATTGAGATGAACATGGATAAGGTCAAGGAACAATCCAGTGATGTTGCCAAGGCTCAGGAAAAGCAGGTGGAAGCCAACAAGCGTTTGAAGGATACCGCAAGTGCACTCTTTGACGTTACTGGTGGCGGCTTCGAAATGATGAAGGCTCAGGCGGCAACATTCGTGAGCAACCATCTAACGAAACTATTGAGGGCAATCATCAACCTTTATAACCAAAGCGTGGCATTTAGGGGATTGATTCAGTTGATAGGCTTTGCGTTTAAGTCTGTCGGGCAGGTTGCCTTGGTTGCCTTCAACATCATCATAGATGCCATTAAGCTTGTTGCAAGACCAGCGAGGGGACTGTTGCAGATGTTTGAGGGCTTTTTCTCCTTTGACGTGAAGAAGATGCGAGATGGTTTTAACTCCGTCTTTTCGGGTCTTGGCAATACCGTGAAGGAGGCTTGGGGAGACTTGAAGAAATTCGGCAGCGGAATGGCTGATGCTATCGTGGGTGGCATGAAGAATACTTTTAATCATGCTAACATCAAGATACCAGTCAGCGCAGATGCACCATCCATGGCGACCGCCACAACCGACAATACAAAGCTCAAGGACGGCACTAATATCGCCAGCACTACCCCTAAGACCAAGAAGGAGAAGGCAGCAGCCGACAAGGCGGCAAAGGCAGAAGCAGAGCGCAGGAAGAAGCAGGAAAAGGAATTGCAGGAAGCGATTGCGCTTATACAGTACAAGTACAACGAGCAAGTAATGGATGCTAAGAAGCGATACCTCGCAGGCATGTACGACAACGAGCGAGACTACAGCAACGACCTCGAACAGCTGGAGAAGAACATGGTGGCACGAAGCATTGACGCATACGTGGCGGCAGGGCAAATCGGAGCGGAAAAGGCGCAGGAGATGCAGGCAAAACTTCTCGACATCATGATAAAAGCAAAAGCGGACTTGAAGAACCAGGCGAAGGAAATTGTGGACGAACTCAACAAGGAGTTCGAGAACGCAGAGAAGGCACGCAAGGATGCAAATATATTGGGTGGTGGCACTAGCGATGAGGAGAACGACAACGCAGCCAAGTTGGAGCGGTATAAGGCTTTCCTAGAGCAGAAGCTAGCAATGACCCAAGAGAACACGGAAGCGCAGAAGCAGCTCCAGCAGCAACTCCACGACACAGAGGTACAGCTGGCAGACGATTCGAACAAGAAGCAGCAACAGAAAATCGGTGAACGCCAGCAGATGATGGCTAACATGATTTCTACGCTGGGCGATGGACTGTCTAGTTTCTTCAATGAGCAAGACAAATCCTTCCACAACTTCTTGAAATCCATGCTCACATCTTTGCTTGATGCGATTGAGATGGCAATCACGGCTTACTATGCACAGATGTTGGCACATGAGCTGGCAGAAAAGTCGTGGTTTGGCGTTGCCAGTGCAGCAGGCATGATGGCATTAACCAAGGCAGCCTTTGCCGGAGCGAAAGCAGCCGTCAAGGGCTTTTCCACTGGTGGCTACGTCCAAGGCTCTGGAACCGGAACGAGCGACAGCATCCCGGCAAGGCTTAGTAATGGCGAGAGCGTAATGACCGCCAAGGCGACTTCGATGTTCAGCCCGATATTATCCGCATTCAACCAGCTAGGCGGTGGTGTTCCTATCGTAGTTAACAACGGAGGCAGCAACATCGGTATGGATATGCTGGCGGCAGCTGTAGCAAGAGGGTATCAGATGGCTCCACAGCCAGTAGTGAGCGTTGAGGAAATAAACCGAACCCAGCGTAGAGTGCAGACGATAGAGAATATCGGCAGGATTTAAAGTGTAGTTATTTATTCAAGATTTGCGTTCTGAGCGGTTTTCGCTTAAAGGTGGTAAGGTTACACACCAAAGGCAATAAAAGCCGCTTAGAACGCAAAATTTCGGCTTGTTTAGAAAAATTAACTGCTTATGAGATAAACATACCGAAAATAATCGTATCTTTGCAGCGTTTTAAAACTTAAAAATACCGATTCAATGGCAAAACTCAGAATATACAACGACATCGACAGCCAAGACAACAAGTTCTGGTATCAATGGGGGGGAGGCGACTGCGTATGTTTTCAGGATATAGATGCTTTTGCGGCAAGCATACCGAAAGACGATGATACAATCGATATGCGCATCTTCTGCAATGGCGGCTCGGTGATTGAAGGCTGGGCAATCTACGACCGACTGCGACAGAGCGGCAAGAAGATTTCCTGCACCGTGGAGGGCAAGGCAGCATCCATGGCAACAATCATCATGCTCGCAGCTCCAAAGGAGAGCCGCAAGGCATACGAGAACGCTGCCTTCCTGCTGCACAATCCGTATGTTCCTGGCTGGGGGTTGGGCGACCAGCTGAGCGCAAAGGACTTGAAGAACCTGGGCGAGGAAATGCAGATGTGGCAGGATAAGTTTGTGGACGCATACGTAGAGCGGTGCGAGTGCGACCGGGAAGAGATACAGACCTTGATGGATAAGGACATCTTCATCAACACCAGCGAAGCATTGCGCCTAGGTCTTATCAGCAGCACCGTTGCACCAATCAGCGCAAGCGCATCGAAACGCAACATAGAACAATTCATTAATTCAAAACAACAAAATCCAAAAGCAATGGAGAAAAAGACAGAAGTAAAGGCTTCTCTCCTCGACAAGATTCTCGCTAAGTTGGGCGTGAAGACACTGGAGGAAGCAGAGCAGGCGGTGGCAGAGCCACAAGCCAAGGCAGAGCCAAAGGCGATGGAACTCAACACAGCAGACGGACAGACACTGACCGTTGAGCGTGAAGAGGGAGATCCACAAGTTGGCGACAAGGCAAGTCCTGACGGAACGTTTGAAATGCCCGATGGCAAAACAATCGTTGTCGAGGACGGTGTAATTACCGACATTCAGACCGCAGGCAATGAAGGCGGTGAAGGCAATGAAGGCGGTGAAGGCGGCAGCGCATCAAGCACCGACAACGAAACCGTAGCCAAGTTGAAGCAGCAGGTAGCAGCACTCAAACAGCAGTTGAACGACACCAAGGCACAGCTGGCAGGCGCACAGAAACTCGCAAAGAGCAAGGAAGACATGCGCATCCTGAATGCCGTGAAGATGGCAGGCGGTGCTGAGAAGGTGCTGGCAGGCTACAGCAGCCACTACCAGCCAGCACAGCGACAGCCAAGCGGCAAGGGCGCAGGCGACAACGTGAACCCAGTCGAGGAAGGTAAAAACGCCATCAAGGAGAGACTTGCCAAGCTCCACAAAAAGGGCAAGAAGTAACAAAGTATTAACCCATTAAATCAAAAGAAAATAATGGCAGGATTTACAAAACAGCAGCTCGAGAACCTTAAACTCGAGCCGGAAAACCTCGCAAGCATCAAGGATGCAGTGCAGGAAACCTTCTACAACGATGAAGACTTCTCTTCATTCGTGAACATTCAGAAGGTCAAAGAGAAAGACCCTATCGCTCTTCTCGGAGAGATGGAAATGGTAGGTAAGAAGGGTGGCGGTTGCGACCCTACCTATGAGGAGAAGGGTATCGCCAACTCCCAGAAGCGTTGGGAATTCGGACAGTGGGAAATCCCAGTCAAGATTTGCTACGAGGCAATAAAGGGAACCATCGGAGAGTATTCACTGAAGACTGGTACAGCCATTGGCGACCTCACCAGCACCGACTTTATGACAATCTTTGCAGATGCACTCCAGCGAGCCATGGAGCAGATGATTTGGCGTTTCGGCTGGCTTGGTGACAAGGAGGCAGCATTGGCAGGTGAAGGTGGCGGCAAGCTGACAGCAGACTTAGATGTCAGTAATTTCAACGTCTGCGATGGTCTCTTCAAGCGCATCTTTACAGCCACAGCGACCAAACATACAGCCATCGCAGCCAACAGCGAGACCACGGCAGCATTGCAGATTTCTGCATTGCGCAAGAGTGGTGTGGCTACTACACTTGTAGACACCATCTTGATGGATGCAGACACACGTATCGTAGACGACAGCGATGCCGTATTGCTCATGACACGCTCGCTTGCTGACGCATTGACCTACGACCTCAAGAAGACCTACCACGACATTATGCCGTGGGAAAAGTTGTTCGATGGCTTCGAAGTAGCGACCTACAACGGAGTGAAGATTGCACGTGTCGGCATTTGGGACAGAATGATTAAAGCATACGAGAAGGGCGAGACGACAATCAACCTTCCACACCGTGCGGTATTCTGCAATCCGAAGCACCTTATGATTGGTACAGATGCAGACAACCTCATCAGCGACCTCGACATCTGGTTCGACCAGAAGGAGCGCAGAAACTATCTCTATGCTACCGGTAAGATTGGCACGGCTCTCCTCGAAGAGGACATGATCTATGCAGCTTACTAATCGCTCCAAATTTTCAGTTTAGTATTAAGTTATTTTTGACAATCCTCAACACCCACAAAACGGTGTTGGGGATATAACAATTTAAAACGAATTAATATGACAACAACTTGCGAGAGCCTTATCGCCCAGGACATCATCGTCCCTTGCGAAGACCAAGTAACAAAGGGACTGGAGGGCGATGGACTTATCATCAACCGAGACGACATCGACTTCACCAAGTCCGTTGTAGCGGGCAATATAATTAAAACATTAGTTTTGAAGACTGGCAAGAAAGCATACGCTATCCGGCAGGAAGGCAGCAAGCCATTCACTGGAACCAAGACAGAGCTGACCGTTGGCACGTATCGCAACAGCTGGAAGAATACCGTAGCAGTCGTGGTATTGGCAAACACACCTGACGTTTGCGCAAATATCATTGACGGACTGGCGAACGGAAAGTTCGTTATCATCCTGCGCAACCTCTCTAAGGGAGCGGACGGAAATGCAGAGTATCAGGTGTTCGGATATGCGCAGGCACTGAAGGCAAGTGCAGGCGAGAACGACAAGTACTCAGACGACACCGAGGGTGGCTGGCTTATCACGCTGGAAGAGGAGAGCGTACCGAAGGCAGCTTATTTCTTCTTCGACACAGACAGCGAGACCACAGCAGCCAAGTATAAGAGCCTTCTGACGGAAGCAGCAGCGTAGCCTATGACATACAAGGAAGCGATAGCCAAGGTCGGGGAGTTGAAGGCACGTTTCGACAGTCCCTTTGATGCAACCGACAAGGCAGTTATCGAAACTCTTTACTTCGAGGTAACACGAAAGCGGTTTGTTCCGACAACCTGCCAGCAGTGTTACCACGATGCTTTAATCGAAATTTATTTAAAACTCAAAAAAGAAAAGGCAATGCCCAAAACATGTAATTACGCAATGAAGGCAGGTTTCATCATTTCCTGCCCGGACTTCTACCATGGTAAGATTTTCACGAATGAGAACCTGACCGACAAGGTAGCGCACGAATATCTGACGAAGTACCCACACATGGAGAGTTACTTTCAGAAGATACCCAGCGATGAACTCATTGAGAACAAGCAGCCGCCAGCAGGCAGCGACAGCGGTGCAGATGATACCACCGGGAAAGATCCTGCCGAAAAAACAGCAGGCAGCGACAAGAAAAAAGACCTCGACCAAGCCGAGAAAGCAGGCAAGGAAGAAGAGTAAAACAACAAGTAAAACGACACAAGCAGTATGAACGTTAAGACAGTTAAGAAGCCAAAGCGAAGGGTTGATATTGGCTACGTCAGCCGATTCAAGATGCAGGCATACGGATATGATAATCTTTATCCGCAGAACCTCGCACGCATCACGGAAGCCAGCGGAACGGCAATGCTGTGCCTTAACCGATATGCCCGATTCATTGAGGGCTACGGCTTTGATAGCGACATTCTAGCAGCGTTGGCGATGAACCAGCAGGGGGACACGGCAGACGATTTGCTCCGGAACGTAGCGCAAGACCTCGCACGCTTTGGAGGCTTTGCCCTTCATGTTAACTACAACGTTCTAGGGCAGGTGTCGAGCGTGAGCCACGTACCCTTTGAGAATTGCCGCCTTGAAGAGACGGACGACAAAGGGAACGTGGCGCACGTCTTGCTGCATCCAGACTGGGAGCAGAAGAAAACGAGGAACGGAAAGCGGTTGATGGTGAACGAGAAGACAATCGAGCGCATCAACGTCTTCAACCCCGACCCGGACATCGTTCTCGAACAGATTGAGAACGCTGGCGGCATCGACAGCTACAAGGGACAGATTCTGTGGCAGAGCCTAGACGGAAAGTTCATCTATCCGACAGCCAGCTACGATTCTGCCATCACGGAGATTTCGACCGATGAGGGACTGGGTAACGTCAAGATGCGAAACGTCCGCAACAACTTCCTCGTATCGTGTATGCTCGTAACCAAGAAGGGCGTGCCTAAGTTCAACGAGGAAGGCGAAGAGGTGGAGAGCGGACAGATGATTTCCGATGAAGACCTTTTGCAGTTCCAAGGGGACGAGAACACAGCGAAGATTCTTGCTGTCGAGGTGGAGAACGAGGAAGACGAGCCGAAGGTTGTCGCCTTCCCGACAAAAAACTTCGACAAGGAGTTCAGCGTGACCGACAGCAGCGTTATCGAGCGAATCTACGCACAGTTCCATCAAGAACTCTTCTACTCAATTCGTATTGGCAAGCTGGGATTCAGCGGACAAGTTATGCAGGACGCTTACGAATACTATGCAGGCGAAGTGACGACCGAGCAGCGTTTCATCGAGCGAGCCTTCAAGAAGATTTTTAAGAACTGGCAAGACCCAGCCATTCAGAACCTAGACCCCAAGCTACAGCCGTTGAAGTATATCAGCAGCGAGGTGGCAGGGAACAACACGATAGATTGATTGAGCCTATGGGAGAACAGAGAAAACAACTTATCACGGTTGATCAGTTCCGAGAACTGGCACGACCGACCAGCACACACCTTGATGAGGATGATGTGAACGCATACATTCGGGAATGCGAAGATGCGAACATCATACCAGCCATCGGGTATGAGCGGTTCAAGGCAGCGACCGAGCAGGGAGAGTGGGGCGATTCAGTATTGCCCGATTTCCAGCCTGCAACTTTCCTGGACGGTGGCGAATACACCACCAAGAAGAATGGAGATTGCAGCCAAGAAGAAACCAAGGTGCAGAAGTACACCAGCGGAATACGCAAGGCACTCGCTTATTTCACGTATGCGAGGCTTTTCCGTGCCGATGGCACAATTATAAGCCGTGCAGGTGGAATGCGACACAGAGACGATTATTCAGACCACGTTCAAGATGTATCGAGCAACAAGCAGTACAACGACATCTTGGATATGGCGGAAAGATATTTATCAGATGCCCTTGAATACCTCAAACACTTCACCCCGGAAGGAGAAGTGAAACAACAGAGAGGGACGAGGGCGCACATTCACGCAATAGGCAACTAAAAGCACATAAGGCATGAACGAGGATATTCAAAAAATGCTCCGTATGGCAGAGCAGATACGAGACGCAACGCAGGCTGGGGAGAACACAGCGGTGCGTGTCGGCACGGAAATTTACGACATCGTTGTCGAGTTAAACAAGATGCTCGCCATGATGGACGATAAACTGGAGAACGATGCGGTCGTTAAGATTATCAAGAGTGAACTCGCCAAGATAACAATAACGGAAGCGCAAATTGCTGATGGGGCGATAACGGCAGCGAAGCTTGCCGATGGCTCTGTAAAGAACAGACACCTAGCATCCAATTGTGTGACCTCAGATAAAATACAACCGGGAGCGGTCAAACACGACCATCTGACCAAGGACTGTATATCGACTGGAAATATTAGAGACGGCAGCGTGACAGCAAAAAAACTCGGCACGGATATCTACAAGGATATCGCAAACAAAGTGACCGACATCGTGACGAAGGACTTCCCTCCAGCAATCACGGAGGAACAGATAACAGATATTACTAGTAAATAGCAATTTAAAACAATAGATTATGCAATTTTTAGACGCAATAGGCTTAGCCTATTTCTGGGAGAAGATTAAAGCTTCGTTCGTCAGCACTAAAGGAGAAAGTGTAATTAATACGGATGACGATAATTATGGACTGTCAGTCAATAATATAGGCTATGCAACTACAACTCTTACGCCATCAGGCTTCGTCTCTTATAATAATATTGGTGACGAAATAGATATGGTTGCCCGTCTTCAATATGGGGATTTGCTATTAAGTAAAATACACCTAAAATACGGAACTTCTTCGCAGATCCTTATCGCCGATGGCTCTACCAAGACTATTAATGCAGCCAACGGCATTTGTGGACTTGATGCCAACGGAAGAATCCCGCTCGCACAACTTGGCAACCTCGATACATCTTTGTTCAAGTTGGTAACCAGCCTTCCTTCATCGGGCGAGAGTAACAAGATATACATCGTTAAGGACGGAAGCGATGCCAACGATGTGTATCAAGAGTATTACTATACCAATGGTGCGTGGGAAAAAATCGGTACTCACACCGTGAAGGTCGATTTAACGCCTTACGCCAAAAAGACGGAAGCGGTAAAAAATGTGGTTTTCAGAGGTGTAGAATCCGATGGGTCTCAAATTTCAAACACTGCATCTCGAAATCTTGTATATACACTAGGTGATGGGAGTGAGAAAGTAGTGGATGTACCTCTTGCTGAACCCAGAGCTACTGGGGGAAGACCTTATCCTGGTCAAAACGGCTTCATGAGATCCTCCGATAAGGCTAAGCTAGATGGCATTGCGGATGGTGCAAACAATTACACCCTGCCTACTGCCAGTGCATCGGTGTTGGGTGGTATTCTTATAGGTTATGGTACAAGCGGTCGTAATTATGCCGTCCTGCTAGATGGAAGCGGTAAGGCTTATGTTAATGTTCCGTGGACTGATACAAACACCACCTACGACTTGTCGCCTTATGCTAAGACGGCAGACGTAAACAAGGCACTGGCAAAAAAGGTTGACGTGGTAAGCGGGAAGGGGCTTTCGACCGAAGACTTCACGACAGCACTCAAAACCAAGTTGAACGGCATCGCCACTGGCGCAACAGCAGACAGCGCAATCCCAATATCGGTAATTGATGCATTAAATTAGAAAGGGGGTTTATATGAATTTCTTAGATGAAAGTGGACTAAAGAAGCTTTGGACGAAAATAAAAGCAAGTTTTAGCACAGCTATTGTTGAAAGTTCTCAAAATTCAAACATTCCATTTGTTGCAAATCATCAAATTGTTAATGTGAATAGTTCAGGTCGTATCAACGTATTTAACTGGTTTCAAAAGGCATCGGAAGGAGGCATCCTGGAGGTAGTCTTTACAGGAGCGCAAGAATGTCGCACTTATTGCAGCCAGGCTGGTATTAGCGTTCTGCTTAAAATGAAAGAAACATCAAATGGTCCAATTCTTAGTAGGATTGAGTTTTTGGAAACGGCATACAATACCTATGCACGCTTAATTAAGATTAATAATGTTAGTCTTCTTGTCGCAGAGTTTGTTCAAAACAAGTAAAACTAAAATAATTTTAAAATACACTATTATGAGAAAAAGTACTGGTAGAGCAAAACCAGTAACTCCTAAAGCAGGAGTTACTAAAACCTCAAGAAGATATGCTTGTGGTGGTAAACTTGAACTATAAGTCGCTGACTTTAGAAATTTAAAAGTAAGACAATATGAAGAAGAAACAATTACACGAAGCACTGGCTGTGCTTCTTACTAAATTATCATCGGCAAGGGACAACCCCTTGCTGATGGATAACTACGCAGTAAAAGCCTTGCGCACGGTTCTTTTGAATTTCAAGGAATCGGGCGAGCTTCACGAAGCATACAAGGAGCAGATACAATCCACGCTGGAGAGTGACAACACCTGGGTAGCTATGATGATGAAGTCAATTGGCGCAGATCCTTCTATTAAGAAGAGTATGACCGATGAAGCCATTGACGGAATGATTGATTCTATGTTGGGCAACGATTAAAACATTTTATTATGAATGACAAGGAGAAAGAACTATGGCGAGTTATAGACAACGTAATCAAGTGTTGTGCTATTGAACTGCAGAACGGAGAGTTGAGTATTACGAGAGAAGACGTTCTCGGCAAGTCTAGAGCTGAAAATCTCGTAATGGCAAGATGTATGGTCGTTGAGCAGATGATACACGCAGGATTCAGCATAACGACCATTGCAACCGTTCTGAACCGCACCGTTTCAGCAGTGAGACATCTTAGCGAGATGTCTTACACCTATATCAGTACGTCTCGAGTTTATCGACTTGCCACGGCACAAGCGACCCTTCTAAACAAGGACGTTGAGCCGATTTGTATTTAAGAAACAAAAAGAAAATAACCAAAAGCGTTCTTTGACAATAATTCGATAAATACCCCTGCACTAACTTTTTGGAGCGAGCCAAAAATCAGAGTAACTTTGCAGCGGATTCCAATATTTGGCTTCCGTAACGTAATTAACTCAAAATTATATGGCAGACACTATCGAGAAAGTTTATTGCACTGGGGACAGTGGCAATGACAACCTAGCAGCAGCCTTGCTCGCTAGAGGTAGAGACAATGATCCAGCGACTATGCTGGCAGCAATGAACGGTGGTATGGGTGGAGGTTGGAACAACCCATTCGCCTACATGATGATGTTGGGAATGTTCCGCTTCATGTACGGTGATGGCTGGAACGGACAGAACGGAAACGTTCAGAGAGTCGAAATCCAGTCTCAGATTGACAGCCTTCGCAACCAGATGGCAGACAACCACAACAGCGACTTGTTGATGGGAGCAATCCAGGGCAACAACCAAGACTTGAAGACCTTGGCGGCTAACTTGAACTGCGACTTCAACGCATTGCAGGCTTCTGTTTGCGGCATTCAGGCAGGCATCCAGCAGATAAGCGGACAAGTCGGTTATTCGGCAGAGCGAGTAATCAATGCTATCTCGCAGGGTAACTTGCAGATGACCATTGCACTGAAGGACTGCTGCTGCCAGACCCAGCAGAACATCATCCGTATGGGCTACGAGCAGCAACTGGGACAGAAGGACATCGTGAACACCTTGCAGCAGAATTTCGCCTACACCAATACTGGTGTGGAGCGTGCGGCAAGCAGTCTCAGCAACCTTATCCAGTCGGTCGTTTGCGACTTGAAGACCTCGGGCAAGGAGAATACTCAGCGCATCGTTGATGTTCTGAACAACCACTGGGAGCAAGACCTTCGCATCCAGCTGGAGGACAGCAAGCGCAGAGAGCAGACTGGTTTCATTATCCAGCAGCTGAAGACCACCACAACCACAACTGGAGCGTAGGCGGTTAAACAAAATCTATGAAGGGGCAACTCGCTGTGTTACCAGCGAGACCCCTTTTTGTCTATTTATCGAATTATCTAAAAAGAGCGCATTATGGAATTTAAGAATATACAAAGAAATCACCCGGTCTATCTGCTAGACAAGCAGACGGTGGAAGTTAAGGAAGGCAAGGTCGTAGACAACCAGCCGCACATCAACACTGGCATCGCAACCATTTCCAGTAGCGGACAGTCAATGCGAGACGTAACAATCGAGGTGGAGGGAAAGCAGACCATCTACACCATACCCGAACACCTCGGAGTTACCTTTGCAGGCGAAATCGTACTGGCAACCGACAAGGCAGACCTTTTGCCCGAAGTTGGGAAATTGGTAAATGAAGCCGATGAGATAATCAAGGCATACGAGCCAAGCAAGGAGCGGAAAGCCAAGGGCGAGGAACTTCTTGCAGCTTTGAACCCGGCAATCAAGGAGAAGCAGGAAACGGAAAAGCGTTTCAAGGCACTTGAGGGCGATATAAGCGGCATTCGTGGCATGGTTAAGCAATTACTCGACAAACTAGGATAGGAGGGCGCACAATGAAGAAAATAATCGTTTTGCGCCATTCTTGCGACAGCGAGGAAGAGCGACACCAGCACCAAGAGAGCGACATCATCCACGGCTTGCCATACGAGAAGGCAGCAAAGGCACTCATGGGAGCCAGTGGGTACGTGGCATACGTTTCCAAGCACGGCTACCACTTCACGAAACAGCTAGCAATCAAGGCAAGCGAGCAGATGAAGAACGTAGACGGAACGAGCCACCGGTGGACGGTAGACGAAATCCGGCTAGCGACAAACAACGAGATAATCTCAAAGGGCACGACCCTCGGGGATATTCTCTATTTGGCTAATATGGCTTATGCGGACTTCTACCCGAAGGTAATCAAGACCGAGAGCGACTGCGTACAGTATGCTATTGCCGTAGCCAGTGATCCAGACGGATACGAGGGTATGGCATTCTGCAGGTGGACGGCAGACATCATCGGGAAGGGCGTTACCATTGACTGGGAGAAATTGGAATAAACAAAAAAAAATAAATTGATATGAGCGAAGTATTTCACGATTTTCAGGTGCACCACCTTTATCTGTGCGCCCTAGTAATTTTTATCTGTTTCGCTACAATTCTGATAGCGATGACAATTGACTTGATAGCAGGCATTCAGAAGGCGAAGGAACTGCATATTGCAAGAACGTCAACCGGATTGAAGAAGACGTGCGACAAGGCGAAGAAGTATTTCCCGACATTCGGTATTGCTTCGCTTATGGACGTGGCTACGTGTGTTATCTCTCCCTTCCCTATGTTCGCCATTGCCTGGACGGTGTATCTGCTTTTGTGCGAGTTTAAGAGCATCCGGGAAAAAGCATACGAGAAGGCTGAGATAAGGAAGCAAGACCGCACGATGCAGGTGATCCTGGAGAATAAGGACGAAATTGCGAAGGCAGTTGTCGAGATAATGAAAGAAGAACGAAAGAAAGGAGGAGATAATGAGGATAACTAGAGCGCAACTTATAAAGGTAATGCCGAATGCAGGCAGCAGGGCAGACACCTACCTTCCAATCATCAACGGATGGGCAGAGCATTTCCGCATCAATACCCCACTAAGGATGGCGCACTATCTAGCACAGATTGCCCACGAAAGCGGAGAGTTGAGATACACCAAGGAACTGGCAAGCGGCAGAGCCTACGAGGGCAGGAAAGACCTCGGAAACACCCAGCAGGGCGATGGCGTGAAGTACAAGGGCAGGGGATTGATACAGATTACCGGGCGAGCCAACTACCGGAAATATGCCAATTATTGCGGCTTCGATGTTGTGGGCAGTCCCGAACTCCTGGAGCGTTCTCTGGGAGCAACGAAATCCTCGATGTGGGTATTCGACACTTTCGGCTGCAATGAGTTGGCAGACAAAGACAACTTGAAGGCTATCCGCAAGAAGATAAACGGAGGCTACAAGGGACTGGTAGCCTGCGAGAAGTATTTGAAGCGAGCCAAGGAAGCCTTGGAAATCAAGGTGCTTGCGTAA